TTTTCAGATATTCTCTGACCCTTGTATGGAACTGTAACTGCTATCGAATCACGGAAGTTGCCTTTGCCCGTTAGGAAGCCCTTGTAATCTTCACAGTCCAAGTCCATACAAAGTTCAGTCATTGTTTGCTCAAGCCTTGCTATCGCAATGTATTCCTCAGCATCGTTGCTAGAGAAACCCACTGCGTAGCAAAGACTATCAGCATCAATGAACGCTGTTATCACAGGATGTCGTCATCCAAGTCAGCATCAGAGCCTTCAGCACTGTACTTTACCAAGTCGGTAATGACAATCTTTGCCAGTGATGCGCTAACACCTTTCTTGTTCTTCCAAGTCCAGCTATAAGGCTTAATCAGTGCGACAGCCTTAGAGCCGTTGCCTACGGTGTCCTTAACTTCGTTGCCTTCTTTGTCGTAAGGCTGGATAGCGTAGTTTGACTTCACTGTCAAGAACCAACCCTTCTCGGGCTTGTCTTCACGCTTGCGTGGCTCAAGACCAATCGACTCCAATGCCTCTACAGCCTTGTCCGACAGGTTAGCCAAGTCACATTGGAACTTGCCACTCATGTCGTTAACACGGTCAAAGAAAGCCCACTGAATTTCTGCTTCAATTTTTACTGGTTTAATTTCCATTTTAAAACTCCTTATCTACTACGGTTTATGAATACTGCTAACACTATTTTACCACAACTACTGCAAGGTTTGGGTATATGGATTAAGACTTTCTTCTAATGTCCCATCCTCTATATCCAACACTGCATCCTTTAAAAGCTCGTATGTTTCTGCTAAATCAAAGGAAGAACTCAGTGAGTAAGTCCCATCTTTGTAGGCAGAGACAGCTACCATGCCTAACAAGTTTTCATCTTTTTCTTCGTTCATCAATGAGTTTCTTTCCATGAGTTACCTACTTTGTATTCACCGTCCAAAGGACAGCGCATATTCAACATTATACCAGCTTCTTTGATTGCTTCTTTACCCATCATACCCACCCTCTCTGCATCTTCAGGAGTGGTTTCGATTTGCCATTCGTCGTGGCAGTTTACTACGAACTTGAAATCTATCTTAGCTTGTCGCAACTTCTTGTGCAAAAGAACAACAGCCTGTTTCATTACTATCGCACCAGCGCCTTGCAGTAGCGTGTTGAGCGCCGAGTGCTCCGCACGAACGAGTAGCTTGCGTCCGTCAAGACCTTGTAGCCATCCTTTCGTAGCATAGATACGAGCCACTTTCTCTCTAAGCCTTTTAAGGTTCGGCGTATTTTGTAGAAAACTATCAATGAGTCGTTGTCCTTCTTTCGCAGAACCTCCAACAATCTGCCCGATTTTGGCACTTCCTGCGCCATAGAGGAATCCATAAATAAACGTCTTAGCTTGATTCCTCGTTTGCAACCCAGCAGCATTTTGGTTCGCTGTGTGAATATCGCCTGATACAACTTCATGTGTATACGCATTGTCGTTCATATAGTGAGCCAGCATACGAAGCTCCAAACCTGAAGCATCAATACCAACTAACTTATATCCTTTCTCTACTGTCCATAAATCCCTACACTCGTGTCCGTAAGGACTACCACTGTTGGGTACTTGTGCCATGTTCGGACTCATGTGTGTCATACGACCTGTGATAGCGCCGTTAGTGATGACACGACCATGAACCCTACCGTCACTACCGACTGCGTCTAGCCACGATGTAATCTGTGCTATCCGCTTTTGTAACATCATGTACTCTGCGAGGGCTTTCGCTTCGGGGTAGTCGAGGCTGGCGAGGACTTCTTCGTCGACGATGACACTGCCTTTTTCGGTGTGCTTTTTTGGCTTCCAACCTTTTTCGATGAGACGCTCTGCGATTTGCTGGCGGCTGCCCGGATTGAACGGTTCAACGATGTCTTTGAGAGGCTTACCACTTGTTTTATGTGTGCGTCCACTTTCGACTCTGGGCGGAAAAAGTTCCTGCATTGCAGTTTGAATAATATCCAGCTTAGTCTTAAGTTCAGCCAAGAGAGATAAAGCTGATGCTTCGTTGAGTTTAAAGCCGTTGCGCTCTTGCTCGGCGATGATGATTGCGACTTCGTGTTCGAGTTTGATGCTTTCCTTTGAAAAATCATTTTCCATCTCCTGAGTTAAATGTTTGTAAAGCTGTGCTGTTACTGCTGTGTCTTGAATACAGTAATCAATCATTTCCTGCGTTAGTCCACCATCAAAGTCTTTAAAGTCTCCTTTTGGAAACCCTAAACGATTACCCCAAGCAGCAAGGCTATGTCCATCTTCTAGGCTAGGACTGTATAACCTAGACAACACCAGCGTATCTACTACTTGTGACTTTTTTACCTGTATTCCCCAAACTTTCTTGAGTACAGGGAAATCAAAGAAGATACCGTTGTGCGTCACAATTTCGGTAGCGTTGCTAACGTAAGTCTGAAGCACCTCAGGTGTCTTAAATGTAAACCACTCGTTTGTGTCGATGTTACGAGTTACCACAACCCAGATTGTATCGTGGGTGGTGTTGGTCTCGATGTCAAGGACTATACGCATACGTTAATCATTTTAACTAAACTTTGCAGATTAAGCAAATACAATCGTGAAGTGTTGTTATCACCGCCACTTACCGTTCTTGGTGTAGTTTTAGCAATGTAATTCCTGAGTATTTTAGTCGGGAATACTAAAGTCATCACAATGTCCTTATCAATAGCAAGGTTATGAAACCAGTATTCTGCTTCGGTGGTGGCGATGCCACTAGGCTTACCACGACTTTCAAACTCAATCGCAATGTTGCCGGTGCATTTCCACATATCTCGCTCTGTCTTTACTTCTATCTTGCTGTGCTGCAACATATCAGCAACCTTCTGCTCAAACACTTGTCCATACTTCAAGTCAATATCAAACCTTTTGTCGTTGTTCATAAGCATAATTTTATCAAACCTCCAAAATACATCAATACCGCTACACCTTCAACGGTGAACAAGGCATAGTCGTTTTCACGATAACCTGCCCAAGCCCACAATCCGCTGCCGATAAACCCAAACCACAGGTTTAGTGGAAAGATGTTCAGGCTGGTCAGTCCGATACCCAGTAAGCAAAGGACTGTGCCTGTCCAGCGTATCATTTCTTCTTAGTCACTTTCTTTTTAATGACTAGCGGTTCTTCCACAACAGTAACTGTCTCTACTGGCATTGGTCGTGGCTCTTCAAACATTGCAGCAAGCAGTTCCTGAATCTCAGGCTCAAGCAATGTAAAGGTTTTACCGTTGTTCATGTGGACATCACGGTCAATGATGTAGCTGACGTTCATTGTTTCAATGACGATGTTATTTATCTTGACTAGCATTGGTTTCAATCCTTTTCAGTTCGTGTTCAATCATCTTCTGTGCGTTGCTGAGTGCCTTAATCAGTTGATAACAGTCTTCAACATGGTAATCCGCTACAACATCAGTACCTAACACCTTGTAAGCCTCTAGCGTATCTCGAATGAGCTGCTTGAGTGTGGTGCTAAATTGTACGGCTTCATCGGCATCACCAAAGAAAAAACCGTAGTCTACTGCACCGTTCTCGGCAACCCATACAAAGCCGTCTACTTTTACATTCTTAATCATTTCTCACTCCCTGATAACTTACGCATCTTAGCTAATACTTCAGCTAAAGGTTCTATCATCATGCACCTGCAGCTACTAATTGTTATAGGTGCAAACACTCTACCACTATCCGACTCTTCCCGTATGTCTATGAAGTCTTTAAAGAAACTACGCACAGTAGCTTTGAGTTCTGCATTCTCTGCTTCTAGCTGTCGTATCTTTTCCAATGCTTCAAACCCTTCTGTAATTTCTTCTACAAGGCTTCTGTTCATTTTCCCTCCGCAATAAACTTATCAACAGCGACATCAATCTCATCACCAATCATCCAGCGCCATTCCGACATATCACCGTTACAGGCTATCACCGATGGTGCGACAGTCTTAGGGTCTACATCCCATGACGCACTCTTTAGCCAGCGATAACGCTCGGCATCAGCATAGACATCACGGTTATCTTGAATCCGACCAAAGACATCCCGATTAAGTGTGCGTAGCCTGTCTATCTCGAGACACAGTGCGTTGATGTAGTTACGGGTGACAGAGTATTCGTCTGTCTTGGCATACTGCCTTGCTTTTTCTACTAAGTCGTTATTCATAGTGTGTCCTTAATTTCTAACATTCGTCCAGTTTTGCCATTATACAACAATGCTCCTGCATTACCAGTGTAGCCAGAAAATCTATTTTTCAAAACACGGATAGTGGTTGTATTCCTTTCAATTACGTCTTCTGCCTGTCCATTACGTTCAAGCCCTATTACAATATCGCTGAGTTGGGCTATTGCGCCTGAACCACGCAACTGAGCAAGGGATGTAGAAGCCCCTTCTTCATGTCCACGTCCTTCATTGCGCTTCAAATGACTAACGCAAATTAGTGAAATACCCGTCTCTTGAACAAGCATACGCAGCTTCGTCATAATTGCGTCGAGAGCCTTGCGCTCATCACCAACATCACCCCCGCTAATGATAATGCTAATGTGGTCGAGCACAACATAACCACAGCCAAGACCTTTTGCCATGTACCGCACTCTGTTGACAATATTTTCCAAAGAAGTGCTACCAAAATGGTCAAACAGGTAAATACGGTCACTTCCCAAAGTTCTATCAAAAGCATTTTTCAGTTCCTCCGGTGTTACTTCTACATCAGGTAAATGGATTGGTTTGTTTACTGCCAGCGACATCAAAGACCGAGCTGTTTTGCGTACTCCTTCTTCAAGAAACATAAGTCCGATGTTGTCATTGGTTTTACACAGGATGTGCCATACAATCTCTCTAAGAAACTGAGACTTTCCAAGTCCGCTTCCGGCTGTGACCATGACCAGCTCACCTTTCCTGATTCCGTAGGTGAGTTTATTGAGTTCTTCGTATGGATAATCACAATCAGCTTTCTCGATAGGAGCTGAGACCATATCCCAGAGGGTATTACCTTGAATAATTCCATCAGGTATATAAGACTCAGCACCCCACCAAGCATCAATAAATTCTTTGCCTGAATTATCTTTAAGATAGTCACACGCATCCTTGTATCCTTTCTTGTGTTTCATTACCTTCACTTTGCCGCCAAAGAGTTCAGCGACAGCCTGTGATGCCTTCTGTCCTGCTTCATCGGCATCGAATGACAGCACAATATTCTCGAACGAGTCAATCCATTCATACTGTGCCTTACAGTCCTTCAAAGCGGCACTAGCACCATTGCGAACACTAACGCACGGATACTTACTACCTTGCATCTGATACGCCGCCATAGCGTCTAGTTCGCCTTCGCAGATAGTTAAGTAGCGACCAGCCTTAGCAAAGAGTTGCTGTCCGAACAGCGTAGCGCCATTGAAGTCACCCGCAATGCTGAACTGCTTGTTAGCCACATCCCTAGTCTTCACTGCCGCTAGTGTGCCATCAGCATCATAGAATGGGTAATAGTGCTTACCAGTCGATTGTTTAACCCCGTAGGTCAGGCAAGTAGCCGAAGTAATACCACGGTCAGAGATACTAGAATTAGTAGCAGAGTCATAAAATTGTATGTCCTTGTTCATTGGTTTAACTGCCTTCATTGTTGTTGTTTCGCCATTGCTGGCTGTGTAGGTTTCACACTTAAAGCAGTGGGTGTGACCATCGTCATAGAGTGCATTGGCGTTGGAACTGCCGCAATTCTCACACGGTAGGTGCTTAACGAATTTAGATTGAGTCATTAAAACTCTTCCCCGTCACCTATTTCAATATCTTGCACTTCGCCTTCTTTGTGTATATCTTCAATGCTCATATTCTCAGCCATCACATAGCAATCAAAGCGACTATTGCCATAAGTAGTGACTTTGTATGTCACCGTGACTGTAAATGTCATATCCACTTCTGTTGGTTCTGTTCTCATTTTTCATTCCCTTTCATAGTGCTTAATGAGTCAATCAAATCTTCAAATACGATATTGTGTAACTGGCAATATAGCCGAATCTTACGAAATGCGTTTTGCTGTATCTCATGCACGGTACTGGTATGGATGTTCAGAATTGCCGCAATTTCGGGCAAACTCATCTCATACGAATCCGAATTAAAACCTGCTTTCATGTCATTTCCCATCCACTTGTATCACCCCATGACGAACCCGCCACGGGTATGCTGATTCTACCCAAAAACACCTAGAAACACCATCCTTAACACTAAGCCAACCGTGCCAGTAAGAATGTGCCTTTTGGTAACTGCCACATACGGTATGCTCTAGTTCCCATTTAGCGGCTTTGTAGCCACCGTAAGCGGAAAGAAGGGCTAACCCTAGCATGACTAAAACAAACAGCTCCCAAGGCGTTTTAGAGCGTTTGCGAAGGCATCTATCTTCGCTGGCTTCGGTAATGTCTTTATCCATAATGATTTATCCATTTCTATAAAATGCTCTGCTTCATCACGGGTGTAAAACCGCCTTACTAACCCGCCCCATTCATCCCTCACTTCGTACCGTAGATTAGACATTAGTTACCTCGTATAGCATCGCATTGGCTTTCGCCTGAACCATGCCTTCTAGGTCATTGATTACAGTCGCATACCCGTATTCATCGACCAAATCCGCCATATCCGACAAAATGTAATGATAGCGTGCTTCTTCTAACTCAGTCATAAAAAACCCTTTCAATTAAAGACATCTTACATTAAGCATTGACATATTAAAAGTCAATGTTTTAAGACAAAAATAAAAGACTTGACACAGTTTCACAATTCGATTACAATGCTTTACGACATCACTCTATCTTTAGATTGTTTCTCTATGTGATTAAAAACTATTAAAACCTTACAGCCCTGATTCTATATAGCTGTATAGGCGATTACATCAGCGCTCATTCCAATATTCATCTAGGTCTTCATCACAATCGTCATTCGCATAGTCATCTATATTGTCCATCAGCGATTCAAGACTGCCCGTATCCGCATCACTTAGTAAGTCATTGCGTACCTGTACTGGAATGTAAGCATCGACAGTCCGCAAACAAGTACCGCACATCTCTAGAAACTGCTTAGTGATAGCATGGCGCATAGTGGATTCAAAATCATTTAATGCTGTATTGCAACAAGTACATCGCATTATCTTTTCTCCCTTTTCGCAAAAAGTTTTTCCTGTAATCGGTCAAATTGAATCATTAAACCCTTATAAACAATGTAATCTTCCGCATCTATTTCAATCTCTCTAAAGTCCCTGTAATCTTTATGGTCTTTAGTGTCTGTTAAGTCTAAATACGGGTCACAAGTGAAACAAACATAAGCCTTCATATAAGCCTTTCTAAGCCGTTTTACGGCATAAGTAATAGGTAGGTATTAACTTTAATCAAAGTAGTCTAAAACAGCCCTCTAAAGCCCTGCTAGATAGTCAAACAACCATAGCAGGGATTGAGTATATAGCAAAAAGCCAGTCAATACGATTAAAACAGTATTTATTGACATATCACGACCCTTCCATCACTACAAACTGAGCAAACTGTCATAGTGCCGTCAGGTGCAATGATGGTAATGGGTTTACATCCTGCCATTGCGTTACCAGTAAGCAATACCATCACAGACAATAGGGTTATAAGTGTTTTCATTCTGTTGTTTCCTTCATAGTTAAATTCATAAGGTCAAGCCATAACTTATAGATGCCTTCATCGCTCATGGTTTCAAAAATATCCAGTCTATCCGGATGCCATGACCCCATTGCCACTATATCTTGAATCATAAACAATCTGCTTTGCGTCATTCTGAAACCTCTATTCTGTCAATTTGCCAGTCACCATCATTATTGGTAGGCTTATAATCGCCGCCATCTATATGGTACGCCTTATCCCATGCGTCTTCCTTAGATTCCGCCTGAACATCGTGGAACACCTCAACGACATAAGTCGCATATATTCGATAGGTTTTCATTCTGTTTCCCTTTCATAGTATTTGTCATAAATTTGTGACTGCCATTCGTTGATAGAATCCCAGCAAATCCCGATTTCAGGGCTACTATATTGAGCCATCAACTCTAGCACCTCTTTCGCTTCTTCATCAGTGAAAGTAATGTATTCACCATCGCCCGCATAAAACTCTGCGACATCTCCACAACTCCACCAATCGCAATGCCAATCAGGGCTAGTAAGACGGACAATGTCCCTTGGGTCTGGTATAGCCTGTCCCTCTGGTAAGTCAATTTCAATAGTAATCTTCATTTTATAAACCTCCGGTGACTGTGACATAAATACAAAGCGGGATGGTGATAGAGATTACCCCTAAAAGTAAACCCAGTATAAATTGCGACATGATTAAGCCTCCACCTTGTGCGCTTCGGCAATCTCATGCCAATTTACATTGTCAATAAAAGCCATCGCATAGTCAAACGCTATGCCAGCCGTCCCATCCGCTTCAAGGTATTCGATAGCCATCAATTTATAATCATCGGCTTCCATTGCGTAATCAGGTTCAAACCCGTCAAACATTTCGAGATTAACCCGCCATGTAGCATAGTTTGTCCAACCATTGTATTTAGTATCAGTCATTTTAAGCCCCTTATTAGATTGCGACATTGTTTAGATAGGTAACACCCTTACGAGTGCTGACATTAGCACCCAAAGCCCGTAAGCGGCTCTTTGTTGTTGGTGTTGACCATTGGCGGAGCGTTTGCGTATTGACATCTAACACGCCCGTATTAAAGACATCAGCGATATGGTTTCCGTGTAGGAATACTTTTGCTCTGTCACCTGCATTAACTACAATCGTATTGCTATTACTCCAACCCTTAGCACCTTGATTGTGCTGAATGTTGTTTACTGCGCTGACCATTTGTTGTTCGATTTTTCTCATTTTGTAATTCTCCAAAGTTAGGATACTGCTGGTTTGACTAAGACACCCTCTCGAGTGTTTCGGGTATTTAACCCTCATCAGTTAGCCTTAATAACCGAACAGCTCTGCCTTCGGTGTTGGGTTATATCTTAATACAGTATCAAGAGGAAGTGTTGCAATGACTACTTGGTCACCCTTGCGTAAATGGTGAGTAATGTCGTCACCCTGTACGGCAGTCACTAGGTAGCCGTCAGCAGTCCAGACATCGCAAGTATCTAAAGCGTGGAAGTGCTTGCTATGCTCTGCTACTGTGATTGTCTTAGCCAAGGTGTCTGGCATTGCTTTGCCTAGGTTTGTCTTAGCGGTGTATGTTCTGATTGTGTTCACGGTGTTGCCTTTCTTATCTACTGGTTAAGGTTACTTCTTACCCTCTACTCTGAGGCTTTGCAGACAATCAGTCAAAACAATTATTTCTATTGTCTATTCTGTGTCAATAGTGTTTACCTATTCATCTAAAACCGACCGCCAGCCCTTTGTTTATATAGAAAACTGCGTTCGTGACGAGTTAATACTAAGGTATCAGAATAGACTAAAACGCCTGTAATCGCCTGTATTGCAGTCTAAACAGTATCTAAGGGTAAACCCTAGGTAGTCTGTATAGTTAGTGGTGACTAACCTGTGAGCTGTGGTGTTAGTGGTGACTAACTTAGTGGGTGCAATAGGGTGCATCATCGCTATATACACCTGTTGCATAGAAACAACACAGTCTATATTACTCTTAGTTATATACGCCATCATGCAAGTATGTAGACACTAACATCACTACTGTTGTGTTAATACAACACTGTGGTATAGAAACAACGCTGTAAGTTGACATAGGGGGCGGGGGTGGTTAGCTCTGTTGTAATATTGCTGTAGGCGCTATAGCATACAAAAAGGTAAAATAGGACTATATTGCACTGCAATGTAAGTCTCTGAAATAAAAGAGTAAAATAGATGGTATTGTCTGTATTGGAAAATGCTCACTCCGTAGGAGGTCTGCGGAGACCTGTATTGCTGTCATAGCCCCGCTAAGAAGACGCTACAGGCTGCGCTACCGAAGGTCACAGTAAGCTGTGTAACACTTACTGCGTCGCTATAGTGTATAATAACCCTATGCTTTACTTTGGTATCTACCACCAAGTCTGTTCAATCAAGTAAAAATGTGATATCATCGCCTTACAAGTTCAAAGCACACTATAACGGAATCAGGTCAGTCCCCTACGGGCGGAGTATTATAGCCCACGATGGAATAGGGGAATAACAGACGATAGTCATTCCCCTTAGCGATAGCGAGAAACAATCTACCGATAGCGCTCTATAGTATTAGTAGGGCTTTAACTTTTTTTGTCTCCCTTTAGGATAAAGACTTCATGTCGGAAATTGAAAAACAAGTTGTAATTGAAGATGCGCTACCGCAAGGTGAGAATGTCGTAAAGCATAAGCGTCCAAAGATTAAACGACGTGAAGTAGTAAATGGTAAACCCAAGTTAGGTCGTCCCTCTAAGGCGGCTATCGCCAAGAAGAAGAATCCCGGGGTGTTGGGTAGACCACCCGGCGATGCAGCAAGGATTGCAGAATTTAAAGCAAGGTTATTGGCTACGGCTGGTGACAGTGTGATTACCAAGATTATTGAGACAGCACTTGCTGATGGTCATCCTGCTCAGGGTGCGATGCTCAAGTTCTGTGGCGAGAGGCTCTTACCACTGTCTAGCTTCGAGGCTAAGAGTGGTGGTGGTACTCCGCAGATTTCGATTAACATTACCTCTGTTGGTGAAGCAAAGGTGGAACAAGCAGAAGTAGTTGACAGTATTAGCTTTACAGATGTAGAATATAAAACTGAAGGGACCGACTCGTAAGAGCTTTCAGCACGTCGCAGGTGCGTGTGGTCAAACACCTGTTCCACTCCTCTGAAAGGGAAACGATGATTAAGTGTACGAAATGCGCTGTAGAGCGCCCAGAAACAGATTATCACTGGCACTATCGTGATAAAGGAATTAGACGTAAACATTGTAAATTTTGTCGTGCGGATGTTGAAAAGAAAAGACAACAGCAAGACCACTACAAAGTGAAGCGACAAGATTACTGTTTACAAAAGCATTATGGTATTACAAAAGAAGAATACGATGTAAAGTTAGAGAAACAAAACTACTCGTGTTTTATCTGTAAAACGAAGATTGGCTACAAAGCACTGGCTGTTGACCATGACCACGATACAGGTGTAGTACGAGATTTATTGTGTAGTCCCTGTAATCAAGGGCTTGGTTTATTTAAAGATAATCCACAACTGCTAGATGAAGCAGCGGAGTATTTAAGGAAACATGGCAGAACTTAATTTTGAACTTTTGAAATGGCAAAGAGCAGTCTTTACAGACACTACCCGTTTTAAAGTAATAGCGGCGGGAAGACGGTGCGGTAAATCCCGTCTATCAGCAGTAACCTTATTAATAGAAGGGTTAAATTGTCCGAAGGGGTCCTCTGTGATGTACGTGGCTCCAACATTGGGACAGGCTAGAACAATTATTTTTGACCTGTTACAAGACTTAGGTAGGCAAGTAATTAAGTCAGCACATATTAATAATTTGGAAATAACGCTGATTAACGACATAAAGATTTTAGTTCGTGGGGCGGATAATCCTGACTCGTTAAGGGGCGTTTCGCTCTCGTACCTTGTAATGGATGAAATGGCTTTTATTAAGCCTGAAATTTGGGAACGGGTATTACGAGCTGCGCTGTCGGATAAAAAAGGTAGAGCAATGTTTATTTCTACCCCTTCTGGTCGTAATCACTTCTATGAGTGGTTTCAACTAGGACAGTCAGGTTCAGACGAGGATTGGAAGTCGTGGCACTTTACCACTGCGGACAATGAAACGATTGACCCAAAAGAGATTGAGGCTGCAAAGCGAACACTGAGTTCCTTTGCGTTTAACCAAGAGTATTTGTCTTCCTTTAACAACGCTGGCTCTGGTTTGTTTAAAGAAGAATGGATTAAGTTCGGTGAAGAACCTAAAGAAGGTTCATGGTACATCGCAGTAGACTGCGCTGGTTTTGAAGAAATTGGTAAGAAAAATACCAATAAACGATTAGATAAAACCGCTATTGCGTGTGTAAAGGTAGATAACAACAATGTGTGGTTTGTGGATAAGATTGAGACAGGTCGCTGGTCAACTGAAGACACTGCGCTTAGAATACTTAAAAACATCCAAGAGTATCAGCCGCTGGCAGTAGGGATTGAGCGAGGTATCGCAAAGCAAGCGATTATGAGTCCACTGATGGACGCTATGCGAAGAATGAACTGTTACGCTCACATTGAAGAATTGACGCACGGCAACAAGAAAAAAGTAGACCGTGTGACGTGGGCGCTACAAGGTAACTTAGAGCATGGCAGGATTGTCCTAAACGCTGAAGGTGATTTTGATTTGTTTGTCGATGAACTCCTAATGTTCCCCACACAGGGAGTACACGATGACACGGTGGATGCGTTAGCGT